TAAAAGTTCATTTCTATTACCTAATTTACCAGGAGTTTCAATACCAAATAAACCAGGATTAGTAACTCTGTGTGCTTTTAAAATACCTTCCCTCACCTGTTCATTTAACATAATAAATCGTTCATCAGAAGCATTTAAATTAATTGGTTCAAATGTTGCAGCAGTATCTTTTGAATCTGAAAATGTAACCATAACATTACCAGCCATATCTGAACCAGAATATTGATTTTTTAATCTTCTAACTATTTCAAATGATTCTTCACTAGATGGTTGACCAATTGGAAAATTTATTAACATTGATGGATGAAATCCATTTTTTACATTATTTAAATGAAAATTACTAATCTCCCATTCAAGTTCAATCCACCTAATACCTGATTCATATTCTGGTCTAGCATAAAATTCAGTACCAGGTCTATATTCTTTTACATATAAAATCTGTGATAATTCTTTTTTATTACTTGTTGAGAATCCTGAATATAAAACTGGTTTATGTCTATAACTAAAATTCCAATCATCACAATACCAATAATTTTCTTGTTGTGGATATTTTTCAGGTTTATCAGAAATAGCTATTCTAATCTTTGAAGGGTCTATATAGTTTATTTCAGCAATTCTACTTCTATCTTTTGACCAAATTATATTCAAATAGAATCCACCATATAATTCCATATCCATAGTAATTTTAAATACTATTTGGTCTAAATCATCTTGGTTATAAACATTTTTTAAAAAACTTAAAGCATCTATACCTAAACCAAGTGTATTAAAACCATTACCACCAATAAGCATAGCTTTTTGTTTAAGAATAGATGAATGCAATGATGATCTATTAGATAAACTAATCAAGAATTGTGGGTACAAATTATCATCACCAAATGATACCCACCCTCTACCATTAGATATAGTTTCAGAAGGCATTGGTATTTCTACTGATGCAAAGTTAAAACTATCAAAGTATTTTTTTTCATTTATATTTGTATTCATATTAATTACATATTTTTATAATAAATTATTTGAGCGTCATCATTACCTGTATATTCAGTATCTGCCGTATAGGTTCCAGTTATTATTAAAATTCCAGTCTCAACTAAACCTATTGCTTGTGATATATCTAAATTATTTGGAGTTAACATTTCCCAAACATTATATGTCCATTCACCAGCATTTGCTAAAATGAAACCTTGTGTTGGATCATCAACTACATTTAAAGTAATTTCAAATTCAGACCAATACCAAGGAGCATAACTTGAATCATCTTGATAAAATATAACTTCATCAAAACTACCTTTTCTTATTATTTGCCAGGTATAATAAGGTTGGATTTGTGTAGATTTTTCATAAGGTGTAATGGTTATGTTATTAACACCATCATTCAGGTAAATCATTAGTTAATTTAATTTCTTTTATAATCTTTTTAGGCACTTCAATCTCAAATAGATTTGAATAACCTTTATTAGAATATAGATTATACATTTCTGAGTCTATAAATCTAACCAATATATTTTTTTTTGTGAATGGGCAAAAAATAAGTTCATTCAAATGTTCCTCTTTAATCTTTAATTTCATAAAACTATATATTTTTTTTTGTATTTATTTTTTTATAATAGAAATCATAAATCATATCCCACATCATTTTTATTTGTTTACCAGTTCTATATTTATCATATTCAGTTATATTAGATGTTATTATTTGATAAAAAAAGATTATAGTTGATATATCATCAAAGTCAATATAATATCTATTTAATTGAATTTTATCTATAAAATCTTTAAGCCCCTTTAGATTAACATTCGGAGTTTTTCTATTCAGTCTATAAACCCTATAATATTCAGTTGAGCATTTCCTACAATAAACCCCATTTGGATTTTCTTTTTGAACTCCACATTTTGAACAATTTAATCTAATTCTTTTTACCATAGACTATATATAGTTTCCTTAAATGAAGAAACCGCCCATTAGGCGGTCCTTCGAATTAGATATGAAAAGTGTTATGCTGGAGCTATAACACTTAATGCTGCTGCTGTTGTTACCTGAGTTAAGGCATCATATTCCTTACCAGTAAATGTTATAGTGAATCCATTAAGGTCACCATATGCTTTACCCAATCCACCAGCTACTGCTGATACTTGAACTGGATTTTGTTTTCCTACTAGGAAATAAGCACCATTTACATCAAGGACTAAAATTCTCCATCTACCTCTACCAAGTATATTAACTTGTTCTATTAATGTAGCATTTGTGTTATGTACTGTGATTTCTACTGTTTGTTCGTAAAAAGCAGTACCATTCTGAACATTAAAATTGCCAGCTTCAGTTAATGAACCAGTTTCTATTGTTTGTTGGAATTCGTAAAAAGATACAGTTGCGCCTGTGAAAGCTGTTATTTGACCAGCTGTTAAACCAGTACCAATTGTGTAACCTATATCATTACCATTCCATTCGCCAATAAAAACTGCCTGCACACCAGCAATACCTTTACAAGCTATTGAGTATCCTTCTGTTATTAAACAAGACATATTTTTTATTTTTGTTTTTGGTTGATTTTAGTGGGAGATTATTAAACCCCCCACTTAATCAATAGTTTTTTTTATCCCATATAAGTTACAACATATTGCGGATACGCAATCTGAACTCCTTGCTTCCAAAGTGCTCTGAAGAATATTGAGTTGAAATCCTCTGACTTCCAGATTCTAAATGATTCATAATCATTTTGAAGGTCAGTACCAAAGAATAGGTTAGATGCTGGACTTAATACCATTCTATTTGTAGAAGATAAACCCCTTGTAGCAAGAACCCTAATGTTTGTACCAGGATGCATAATTGAGTATCCAATGTCATTAGATTCATCAGCAGTGAAGTGGAAGTAATTAGCATTTCTCAAAGCTCTTACATATGTTCTGTAGTTAGCATAAGATAAGAAGAGTGTTAAGTCAGGCTGATCCCAAACATTCTGAGGAAGTGCAGAAGCCATACCATCAACCACACCAATAGCATTTGCTACTGTTAAAGCACCAGATGCAGTAGCATAAATATTACCACTACCACCAACTTTAACAACAGATGATGTAAAGTCAGTATCGATTAGGTGTAAGAAACCATCACACTTACGCATATTAGCGTCATTAGAATATGTAGCTGAAGCAACATTACCAACCCAAGTTAAATCGTCGATAAGACCTTGGATTTTGTCTACTTTATCAGCAACATACATTTTAGCAAATGAAGTTGGCTCAAGTGTATCATAATACGAACCAGATTTCATAAGTTTACCAGTCCAGTATTGTTCTAATGAACCTGAACCATTTAAACAGATTTGTTCCTCAACCATTAGAGGACAAACTTGTAGTGAGTTCTGTGTTAAAGTTACAGAACCAGTAGCGGTCAATTGACCACAAGCAGCATCTTGAACAACCAAGTTGGAAGTCATAATGTTTAGTGCGTCAGCATATTTCACTCCAGTCTGAACTGAGATATACTGTTGTGTTCTACCAGCCAAAACTGACTCCCTAATGAGTTCCATAGAAAGTTGGTCTGTATACTTGGTAAGAGCACTTGTTACGATTGTACTATTAAAAGCCATTTTTTATTTATTTTTTTTTGTTTATAATTTAGTATTATTGTTTTCTTTTCTGTTCTTTTTGATTATTTCTCTGATTTCATCAATCTCAGAAATGTTTTTTCTTTTAGAGAATTCTTTTGGGTCAATAGAACTACCAATTCCTTTTTCCATAATGATTGATTCAGTACCAGGTTCTTCTGAGAACTTTTTCATTTGACCCATCATTTCTTCGTGAACTTTATTAATTTCATCAATAGCCATAAGAACTTTTGCTAAAACTTCTTCAAGTTTTCCAATTCTTTGTTCTGTTGAAACTACTTCACCTTCTTCCTGCATCTCTTCTTTATCTTTATCTTCAACTATAACTTCACCTTCTTCCTCCATTTTAACCTTTTTAAGATCAGCAGAATTTACAGGTGATTCTTCTGTCATAGCTGGTTCAGAAATTGATTTTACTTTATTATCTTCAACTGATACTACTCTACCATCAGTAAGTTTATAATCACCATTATTCAATGGAAATTGATTACCATCAAGATTAATACCAAATACGTCAGCACCAACTTCAAGTGTTTCACCAGGTGTGGTTAATTTTGTTCCATCTTCACATTCGTAATCACTAAACATCTTTTTTTCCATTTCAGTATCTTCTTGGACATTTTCCTCACTCAAACTAAATAACTTTTTTAAAGCTTGTTTAATTTGATAAATTTGTTCTCCTTTATTCATCTAAATTAGATTATTTTTTTATATAACTATATAGTTATTATTTTTTTTCTATATTTGCTTTTTTTGATATTTTTATTAAAGTGCCAAACAGACAAATGATATAATAATATAATTTTATTTATTGTCCCATTTAGCATAACATATAGCTGCTGCCTGGTCTTCTGGTTTACCACTATTTATTTCAATACCTATACATCTTGAAACAAATTCATCCTTTGTTTCACCTGATTTTGGTTCAACTATAAATTCTTCCTCAATTGATTCAAAATTCATAGAACCACCTTTTCTATAACTAAATCCACCATCAACCAAATATTGCCACACAGCAGCACCAACAGAAGGAAATTTACCAATAGGACCCCATTCACCAGCGGTTTTTGTACCTGCCATTCCATCAAGAACATTCTCATAAATCTTTTGTGGAATATTAAAATATGTATAAATGCTACCATCATCAAACTTTATAGTCATTTCTTGTGTTACTGTATCATATTTTACTCTATCAACATTAGTAGACCTTACACTATCAATAGTTACTTTAAATTCAAATTTTTTTTTATCTATTTGTTTTAGTTTCCTCTGAGCCCATTCTACGCCTTCATCACCACCCCAAGCTAACCACATCAATCTACCACATCCATCACCAAGTTCTTTTTGGCTATTTTGTCTATGTCTTTCAAAAGCAGCCATTCTAGCAATAGTACTTCTTGTTAATGGTTCACCTTTAGCAAGTTGATTGGCTCTTGCTTTACCAACAGGTGTTCCACAAGAACCCCACCCATTTTCTTCAGCCCATCTTAAAGCTATTTTAGCATTTTCACTTGCAGCCTTTGGATAATCATCATATGATTCTTGGAAATATTCCATAATATCTTCAAGCTCTTCTTCTTTTAAATCATCAATAAGTTCATCAATATATTTAGGGGCATCAATTATTACAGAATTGTAATTAACAGGACTACTGACTATTTCAACTTTAGCATTTGTTTTGTCCTCAATTTCTTTTGCTTCATCTTCAACATTATCATAGTGTAAATCAATTCCCAAATCTTTTACAAAAGACCACTTTGGTTTGTGATTTGTAAATATAACATTAGATTCTTTAATACCCAAATCTTTAGCAACATTTTTAACTAAATCATTTTCAGTTCTTTTAGTTATAATATAAACATCATCACCATTTGCTATTTTTTCTTTTGCTATTTTTTTGATTTTTTCTTGTGATAAAGTTCCATCAAAGTCAAAACTGACCTTTTCCATTTGAACTAATTTTTGACCCATTAAACCTTCTATACTGAATCCATATCTACCCTCATCTTTTACTTCATTCAACCAAAATTCTGT